ATTGCGTTTCCGCCATTTGCGATACGCATTGGTCGGCCATTTTTCGACGTATAATCTTTGCTGGTGTCTATATCAAGAGCAGAACAAACGGTTGCCATAAGGTCTGAAGCTTGATAGATCGATCCTTGAGGTTGAGTTCCGTCTTCTGAAGTTGATCCAATGACTTGCCCATTCTTGAACAACCCACCTGAAACAAAAGCGCTCCAACTCATAGCCCAGTGATCTCTGCCAGCATCCCGATTGATTTTGGGCGTTCGACCAAACTCGCCCATCATGATGATAGCGGTATTTTCCCACATGTCAAGCCTTTTGAGATCAACTATCAATGCGGAAATTGCTTTGTCTAATTCTGGCAATTTATTGTCTTTTAGCGTTTCGTGAGTCATTTGATGCAAATCCCAGCCTCCAAATCCAACTTCCACAAAAGGAACTCCGACTTGAATCAAACGGCGTGCCATCAATACGCTTCGGCCAAAGCTCGTGTTTCCATAAGCGTCTTTCGTTTGTTGAGGTTCTGTGTCAACCTTGAGAGCATCCATCTGTGGAGAAGTATTTAACTTTATGGTTTTTTCATACAGCTTTTTATGGTCTATTGGCAATTCTCCTCGTCTAGAATTGATAAAATTATCTTCGACAAAAGATAAAGCGTCCAAACGATTCAGATTGAGTTTGTTGCCTAGATTATTTACATTTCCATTGGAATCTACCACAAAGGGGTTGTGCGAAGTTCCCAAAAAGCCACCGCCGACACTTCCGGTGTTGACAGAAAAAAACGATGGAATATCTAGTTCTTTTCTGTTTTTTCCAAGTTCAAAAGATGCCACAGAGCCAATGGATGGATGCTGCACTGTTGGAGAGGGTTTGAATCCAGTGTGCATATAATATGCGCCACGCTCATGATCTGCTTCTTGAGTGGACATGCTTCTGATCAAAGAAAAGCTATCGCCAAGCTGTGCCAACAAAGGCAGATGTTCACAAATCTGAAAATCCCCAGTTGTGCTGATAGGCTTGAATGGACCACCGTTCTTGGTGTTTGGTTTCAAGTCCCACATATCGATAGTTGGAGGACCGCCGCCCAGCCATATTAAAATTGCAGATTTTTCTTGTTTGCGTAATTTAGACGCATTTTCAATGATACTATGACCAAAAGCGTAAGATGTGGAGGCTAAAGCTGCAAGTCCACCAACATGCTCTAAGAAATGTCTTCTGTTTATCATATAATAATATCCTTTATAATTTTTCCAAAATCAACAATCTCTATCGGTCTGCCTCCGGGGGCCATAAGTTCTTTATCAGCATTGATTCCCATTTGATGGTAGATTGTCGTTGCCCAATCATGAATTTCAACCGGATTGTTTTGAGGTTCTGATCCAGTTGTGTCTGAAGATCCGTAAACAATACCACCCTTGATTCCGCCACCAGCAAGAACTGAACTAAAAACCCTAGGCCAATGGTCTCGTCCTGCTGTAGAATTAATTTTTGGAGTTCTTCCAAATTCAGAAATTACACAAACCAAAGTTGAACTCAAAAGCCCTCGGTCTGATAGATCTTGAATCAATGAAGCAAAACCTTGATCAAAAGCTGGAAGTTGAGATTTGATACCATTTTCTATACCATCATGCATATCCCAACCGCCATATGTCAAGGTGACGAACCTTGCTCCAGCTTCCACAAGTCTACGAGCCAAAAGCATTCTGGCTCCAGCGGTATTTCTACCGTATCTGTCTCGTGTTTCTGGCGATTCTTTTTCTAGCTTAAAGGCTTCTTGAGTCTCAGAATTTCCTATCAAGTCATAGGCTTTGTCATAAAAGGAGTTCATAGCCATCAAAGTATCTGCCGATTTATTTTGATTGATAAAATCTGAGTTTATCAGATCCAAAGCCTTTTTTCTTTTGTCGAATCTTTTGGCGTCGATTTGAAGAGCAAGATCTTTTACCTGAAAATTATCACTAGCAGGATCAGAGTTAAGATCAAAAGATCCAAAAGAACTGCTCAGATAACCAGTTCCAGCAAATTCATTTGATTGATTTGGAATAGAGATGTACGCAGGTATACTGTTTTTAGATCCAAACTCATGACTTACAACGGCTCCTATAGATGGGTATTGAATCGCTGGACTTGGTTTATATCCAGTGAATATATTGTGTGTGCCTCGTTCATGAGCAGCTTCACCATGAGTCATAGAGCGAAGTATTGTTAACTTGTCTGCAATCGTCGCTGTTTTCACCAAAGACTCATTTAGCTGAATACCATCGACATTGGTATTGATTGGCTTCATGGACCCTCGGTACTCTACAGGCACATTGATTTTAGGATCAAATGATTCCTGAGCAGCAATACCTCCGGGAAGATATATAAAAATCACACTCTTTGCTGTGCCTTCCACACTGCTGTGACTCTTGATGTCAGCAAGCGTCATATTATGACCGATTGCAGCTAAAACTCCAGCTTGCAAGAAGCCTCTGCGACCAATGTGAACATGGTGTAACATGATAAATCTTTCTTTTTTAAACTACCGAATACAAGAACAGACGTCAAGATCTCTATTTGACAAAATTAAAGTATAAGGACAAGTCTTATCATACAACTTGGTAAATTTGAAAGACCCTTTTAATTGCTCGTATTGAAATGAGTGTTCCCAAGCTGGCATAGCATCGTGTAAAATCCAAGTATCAGATAGATGAATATATTTTTTTACAAAATCTGCTCGACTAGATGCGGGAACGCTGTCCACAAAGACAAAGCCGTACTTTTCTTTGGGCACCCAATTATCGTAGTAAATGACTTCTGGATATAATGTTCTGATACCTTCATAAAAGTCTTCTATCGACTCTACAGATTCACCACCAAGAGCCTGTATAAATGGAGTTGAGTAAAATCCAGAACCAAATTCAAGTGGAGGTGCATCTTTGAATAATCTAGCAATCTGATAAATAATAGGCATATAACTAGCATAGCCATCTATATTGATCTTAATCTTATCGGAAAGTTTTAATTCCATTAGATACTCATTTTCATTTAACATGATAAATCTTTCTTTTTTTAGCCCGGTGCTTCATAGAAACCTATGTTGAAACCGGGACGGGTGCAATCTTTGATAGTCTCTTTCATGCCGTGTTGTTTTAAATGCTTCTCTATGTATATACACATATTCTCATTGGTATCCTCCCAATTGTTTTTGCAAAAATGACACAGATATTTACATTTCATATTGTTTCTTGTTGGATCTACAGGCTTTGGATTATTGTTTTGTTGAATCTCTAAAAACCTGTTTTTAAGTTTTTCTAGAAACCTTTGTTCATCTTCTGGTCCAAAGCAAATGCTGAAAGGTTTTGGATCTGGCTTACCTTCAGGATCTTTATAAAAAAAGATGCTCATTATTCTGTTGGGAAAATCTTTATACAATTTGGAAATAGCGTAAAAATATAAAAGCAACTGAGGGTCATCTTCCAGCTTCTTGTAATCCTTGGCTTGTCCGGTAGCCCAATCCATGCGTCTGCCGCTTTTCCAGTCGATAACTTCTATTGTAGAGTCATTCACCAAGGTTGTCAAGTCAATGGTTCCTTTTATTGCCAGTTGACCCTTGACCATTTTGCCGTCTATTTCATATTCAAATTTAGCCCATTCTTCTTCTATGAGAATATCAAAATGAGCTTCTGGATGATAAATGTTTCTGTTTCTGGGGTCAAACAGTCCATCTGTATGTGTTAAAAAAGCAAAAACCGTACTTCGAACATCTGCTTTATCACTTTTAAGAAATTTATGTTTTGAACCATCTGAATATTTCAATATCGATAGATCAATAATTTTATCCACAAACCCATCGGTATAAAGCTCATCTTTTGAAACCTTTATCTTGCCGCATTTATCGTCTTGTATTTCAAAAATCTTTTTGCGTGGATTGTCTTGTTGATACTTTTTAAAGGAAGCTAAAATTTCCATAACTTTATGTGACATCGTTCCCATATCTGCCTTTTTGCCACTGTCAGATTGCCATCCCAAGACATAGGTCAAGAAATATTGCATTTGGCAAAAGTCATAATTGTTGTAGCTGGAACTTCTTACATATGTTACTAGCATCAGATTCCTTTAATTAAGGTAAGTGGGTTTTACTAAATTAAGATAAAAAGATTTTACCTTATTCTTTAGTTCATTTATTGATTCATTGCTGTTTTCCATGACATGGACAAATGGGTAATCGTCAAGGGCTACTTCACTGGAATGATTATCTTTTGAGAAAACTTTCCTTGTTAGTCGCACCAGCGTTCCGCCAGCTTGCTCTATCGCTTTAACTTCACTTGGAAAACGAACATCTGCTATTATTGCCAACTGAGATTGTTCGTGTTGTATCTTTTTAAGACATGCTTTAACCCAAATTGGCTCATACATCTTGCGCATCACATCTGTGCCCAAGTATTGCATAAACTCGCGAGCGGTCATTGGACCAGATTCATGGAACATCATACCAAACGCTTTACATCCAATGTCTACACACTGAATCTGAAACATGTCTGTTGTAGTTACTCCGGGCATATTTTCCCAAAGTAAATGTTCTTGAATTTGATTTTTTTGATCATTGGTTCCCCAAACGCATTCATTTGGAATATCAAAAAGCTCTGTACACATCCATTTTAGACTGTCTGCGAAACTATAAAGCTTAACGAATGGCCACATATTATTATCTGCCCATGCTACAAACGTTTTATCTTTACGTTCAACACAGAATTCGCCCCAACCATCTACACCAGATGTCTTGATCAATAATTGACCAGTATCTCCAATTTCCCAATCTTTAATAAATCCCTGTTCCTTGAGAACAATGCCATGCAAGATATTTGCAGTAGTGTTTTTGCCAGCTTGCTTGCGTCCAGAAATTCCTAGAATCATTGATAGTATCCTTTTAAGTCTTTTAAGATATTCGTTTTAACGGTTTTATTTTGTATAGAACCAATATCTTTAGCGTTGATGTTTGGAAAAATTAATTTGAATAATCTGCCGAGGTCTCTGTTTATCTTTATTTTAGATTCTCTTCCAGCCTGATCATTGTCTGTCAACACGACGAGCGTCGTCACACCTGAATTCAATAACAAGCTTCTTTGTGTTCCGGATATATCTTTTCCAAATAATCCAACACAATTGCGAACTCCACATTCCCACAGTCTCCAAACATCACCTTGACCTTCCACCAAAAACATTGAATTTGTATCTTGTGCAGAACTTATAGCATTGTCAAAATTGTATAAATAATCTGTTTTTCTTAACCCCTCGGAGAAGATGTATTTTGGTTGTATCCATTCTTTGGTTGCTCTAGCAATGAATCCAACGGCATGGGATTTGAAACGAATAGGAATGATTGCCCTGTGTCTAAAAATCCCTTGGCGATCTTTCGTTTCTTTAACCTCAAAGAATTTGAGTGTTTCTTCTTTAAACCCTCTGGATAAGAAATAAGGAGACATGATCCATGAGTCTCCCAACAAATCATTGTTGAGTGACTTGGTGCAGCCCTCAGGGTTATTTTTAGATCTAGAGATAGAACTAACAATTTTATTAAAGTCATTGTAACAGTCGTCTGCATCATATCCAGAAACAGTGTCGATAGTGATCTTATCGCTTTTTGCGTCGTAAAAATTATACAATTTAGACGTGTATTTTAATACCTCTGAGAATGATTCTGTATCCAATAACCCTTTTATCAAACCAAAAATATCTGATTGAAAATGATCATGACAGCCACGGGTCCAACATTTCCACATCTGCTTGTTCAAAGAAATAGACAGTCCGTTTTGATTGTCACTGCCTTCATGAATAGGACACCTCATAAAGATGTTATCTCTATCCTGAGTATATTCCAACTTAAAACTGTCCAGAAGAATGAAGATATCGTTAAAAATTATATCTTTTACTTTAGAGAGATCAAGACGAGCATTTGTTGTCTTCATATAAATCGTGACCTTGTGTTAGCCATCAAGATGTAAATGATCATAATTCCTCTACAGATTTATTGTCGTGTATTCTGTTGACCCTTATAAACTTAGCGGTTTTACTAAAATCTTTAAGATTTGTTGCTCCTGTGTAAGAACAAGCACTGCGAATTCCACCTAAAATATCTCTGAGTGTCAAGAATACTGTGCCTTTATAGTCAACAGTTTTTACCCTGCCTTCACTAGCTTTGTAATCTTGAAGACCTTCTCCATGTTTTTCTTGAGATTTTTTTGAAGACATTCCATAAAATGACATGCTTTTTCTTTCGCCGTTTTCATCGTATGTCCACTCACCGTCGCATTCCCATGTGCCAGCAAGCATTCCTCCCAACATAACAAAATCTGCTCCAGCAGCATAAGCCTTGGCTACATCTGCTGGGTAACGACAACCTCCATCAGCACATATCAAACCAAGTCTACCAACATCGGAGCTTAATCCGTGAGCTACGTGTGAGCATTCTGCAATAGCAGATAGCTGAGGATATCCTACTCCAGCTTTTAATCTCGTTGTGCAAGCAGATCCGGGACCAATCCCAACCTTCACAATATCAACTCCACCATGAAGAATAAGCTCTGAAACCATTTCTGGAGTGCAAATATTTCCAGCCATAATTATAGAGTCATTGAATTTTCTTCTTATCGAGGCACACCGATCAATAAACTTCTCAGTGTATCCATTGGCTACATCTACGCAGATATTAGGAGAGTGCCCAAGAATATCTGTTATTTCACTGATTTTATCAGAATCATCTTCCATGCCCACACTAACCCAAACATTATTTTGGTTATTACGCATACTGTAGTATGACGCAACGGAAGATGCTTCATGATGTTTACTGAGACATGTTAAGCAATCATAAGCTGATAACGCTGTTCCCATAGCAAAGGTGCCAGTTGTGTCCATATTTGCAGCGACTATTGGTATTCCATTCCAATCTCTGTTTGAGTGATAGAATTTGAATGTTCTTTTTAAATCAACATCTTTTCTGCTAGCAGCCTTTGATCTTTGTGGTACGAGTAATACATCATCAAAGTCTAACTTCACATCATTATCAATCTTCATCTTCTTCCTCTGCGTCAAAAGGTAGATTCGAACCCTCAATAATACCTCCGTTTGGAGACATTCTCATTTCATTTCTAGTTCTTAGTTCTACAAGTTTTGCATGAGATCCTATCATGTTCATATTGATATAATTACCGTCGATCAAACCAGCTCCATGACGAGCTTTTAACGTTACCAACTTACGATTACCTGCATTCGGTCCATCCTCTGCAAGCTCCTCAACAGACTTGAGTTTAAATATGGAGAAAGATGTGCATAACCAAATGAGCCTATCAGAACCGCTCACAGCGTCTGTAGACTCTTTTGTGATACCATCTCTGTTCAATTGAACAAAAGACAAGCATGGAAAATCATATTTGACAGCTAGGTTATGAAGGTCGGTTATCTGAAAACCAAGAGCTTGATATTCTTGTACATTGTTTTTGATAGATGTTGAAGACATTAACTTTAGGTAGTCACAAACGACCAAACAGTCTTTTGTCTTGCCTTTATCATCTTGACCCACACTTCTCAATATCCATCTCTTTATAATGTTCAAGAGTGCGTCAAACGGCATTCCGGCAACACTCGCATAAGTGTATGGAATGCTTTTGATTTCTTCTTTAGCTTTTTTCACACGGATAAGCTTTTCATCATCTTCTGAGAATTTTCCTGTTGATATTTCTCCTATGTCAACTCCGCTGATATTAGACAAAATTCTATTGAGATGATCCTCTTTAGACATTTCTGTGTCTAGCATCAAAACGGGGATGCCTTTGCGAGCGTTGTGTATAGCTACGTTGTCGGCAAAGACAGACTTACCAACTCCGGGACGAGCGGAGACTAAGTCTACGCATTTTCTACGTAGACCTCCTCCAACCACAGAGTCGAATCTCGGAAAACCGCTAGTCAATCCGATTTGGTCACATTTATTCTCTATGAGAAAATCAAGATATTCATCAATGTCGTCTCCGAGCATCTCGGGTTTTTTACCAGAGTCATCTCCTCGAAGAAAATCCATCAACGGCATTTCTACAAGACTAATGATTTCATCTATAGTCTCATCGCCATTGATCGATGATATATCTTTGTCTATCTTGTTGGCTATAAGCCTAGCCTTACGGGCAAATTCAAACTTTTTAACTTGAGCCGCAAAAATCAATACATTGGTTTGCTTGACTGGATAATCCATCAAGTCTCTGATGTATTCTAGCTCTTGTTTTGTTTGTATTGCTTCTGATAGATTGAGTTGCTCTGCCGCAGACAGGATCGACGGGATATCAATAGCATTACTTTTTTCAAGTACTTTTTCGATACACTTGTAAATAACCTGATTGCTGCGATGAGCAAAGCTATTGTGTGTAATGAAATCGTTTATCTCGACATATGAATCTAAACCGTAAGCAAAAAGCCCTGCTAACACAGCGCGTTCTGCTCCAATGTCAGAAAGTTGTGAATCCATTCTACTTTCCTGTGCATCTATTACATCGAACGAATTCTCCGTAAACTAGGTTTGAATTTAATTCAATAGACCTTCCGCAAACGTGGCAATCAACAGATTGCTTCTTTGTTCTTTCACGGTTTCGAATGGCTTTGCCCATACGTTCAAATTTAGATGCATCAAAACTTGGATCACGATCTTCACCAGTGTCGCTCCACTGATTGTTCTTTGCTTTCACCTGAGTTTTCCTCTTATCTGAATAATTTTCACCACGAACAACAGTAAAATCCTCGTTCACTTGCACACGAGGCTTCACAGAAGAAACCACTTCTTCTTTATGAATAATAGGTATTGATTTAGACAACTCGCTTATAAGTTTAGCCTTTTGATCATCTGTCAAAGAGTCTAAAAACGCTTGCATAGATTCACTACTCATCTTTTCTTTCCTTTTTCGATCAAGATATCTGCCTTGCGACGAATGTTATATTCTCTGTTTTTCACATTTTCAAGACGACCTTCTGCTGTCATTTTCCATTCATGGATTTTAAAAGCGACTTCATTGTCCCTTAGGATAGTGGCCACTTTCGTCTCATGCTTTGCGTACTGTTCCCATACGCCATTTTTCAAATCTTCTGCTATGATACTTTGCAGATTGTAATCACACCATTTTACAACATTTTCACAATTAGCTCGCTCGTGAGACACATGATCAGCATATTGATATAATAAATACGCATAATTAAAACATTCATCTTGAATGAGTTTCTGCATTTGCTCAAGCGTAAAGGTTTCTGCGATAGCAAACTCTGCGTTGAACGGTGTGGGTGTGATGTTTTTTGCGGTTATATACGCATCTATGCCATCTAAAAAATGCCTTAATCTATCTGCTGCGTTCAATTTTTTCTCTCCAATATTCTATGTTATCGTCCCAGCGTAACTCAATCAATTTGAACGAATTTATTTCACACCACTGTATCTTGGCCACATCTCTCGCCTTAGCTTGTAGATATTGCATTTTAGTTTTATGAAAAAATGGTACAAATTTAAAATGTTGCTCTCCATGAACCTCTACTCCAACCTTACCATTGGGAATAAAGAAGTCAAGGTATAAAACGGATTTTTTTGAAGGATCTGTCGATCCCGGTAATTTAACCTCTTCATAAATATTGTAGCCAGAAAACATTTCATGAAGCAGGACTCTGGCCATTTTATGGTAAACAGAACATCGATCTCTTGGTTTGGAGCATTTTTTAAGATCCAGAATATATTCTCTTTCGTTTAACCCAAAAACTTTCATAGCAATACTTCTCTGATGCTTTCATTTAGATAGTTTAATAAAGTTTCATTCTCATTCAAGAACGTTACCACATTTTCTATCCCTTGAAATTTAAAGGCTTTGGTCACTTCTTCTTCTTTGGTTGAATCAATGCCGTTTGCTGTTAGCCAAGTCTTTATGATTGGATCTTCTGCCTTTTCTACAAACTTATTGATAGTATACCACGATCCTTTTAGGCTTATTATAGCGAACTCTGTGGCGATCTGAGCTATCTCTTGGCATTCGTCGATTCCTACTCCATATCTAATCCAACTTTGAGCTGTGCTCATTGGACGACCACCAGCGGCGGAAGTCTTGATCTGCCAATTCGCCACTTGACCGACATGGTTTCCGGATTCCTTTGGAACTTCCCACTTTCCTCTGTGAGTAATAACCATATTTGTACCAGCCTGAAACTGAATCATATTTCCACAGTCAGCCATTTTTGCTGGAGCGTATTTAGATCCTCCAGTATTAGCAATATTATGAGTAACAAATATAGCTATAGCTTTCATTCTTGCCATGTCGCCACTGATTCTTTTGAAGAACATTGACAGCAATCTAGGCAAAGCGTTGCGTACACCGCTTCTGATATCTCCGTCAATCTCATCCTGAGGAACCATGTTTGATGTCGAATCCACAATAACAACTAAGTTTTCTTCTTCTTTGATCAGTTGTTCCAAAATATTGAGGTATGTTTCAGCGGAAATAACAGGCTTGTCATCTGTAGCTTGAACTATCTGAATTTCTTCAATGTTCAGACCCTTGATGCCGTGAAAGTTTTCCTTTGTTAATCTACCCTCGGTATTTAAATAATAGATCCTTTTGCCTTCGGCTTGAGCCTTCGCCGCAAAATAAAGAGCGGTGGTTGTCTTTCCTGTCTTTGGATCTCCTGTCATGACCACGCACTGACCTTCACGGATTCCGCCACCCAAAGCTATGTCCAACGCTGGACCGATACTTATGGTTTTGTACGATTCTAATCTCTGTAGAACCTCGGTGCCAGATTGAATAATCTTTCCATATTTCTTGATTAGTGTTGCTACCATCTGATCCGAATCACTATCAGTTATCAATGTCTTCGACTTTTTCGCCATTCTCGATGTTCCTCAATCTATTTAGAATATTTTTACCACCGTAACTAGATTTTCTTACCTTAGCGTCATTTTTAACTTCTATTTCTTGCTTCGGTTTAGCTTCCTGTTCATCTAATAGTAGCTGATATTTGTGGATTACCCCATTGACTTTCGGATGATTTAAAGAAAATATTCCATAAAACTCAGATGAGTTGATAGCTTTGACAACAGCTTCTTCTGAGAATAACTTGATCAAGTTATTTGCAACGTAAAGCTGTTTTCTGAAGGTCCAATCCCACGGTTTTTTGTTCCAGAATTTATAAGGCAACGATCCTTCGTTTTTATTTTCTGCATTTTTTCGACACATTATTTCAGCAACATAAGCTGCACAAGTACAGTGATCACCTGTAGACTCGTGCTTATACTTGCTCTTGTCTGTTCTTTTTCTTTTTTCTATCATCGTAAATCAATGCCTCCTCAAAACATTCTGTTTCTATCATCGTAAATCAATGCCTCCTCAAAACATTCTGTTTCTATCATCGTAAATCAATGCCTCCTCAAAACATTCTGATAGATCGTCTTCGTACTCTTTGTCTAGGAGAAGCTCTGGGACTACCCACATTTGCTTGTGGACATACCCATCGTCTTTCAGTAGACCCACAGTATAGAAATCTCTTGTTGGTCTTCCTATGGACCCCCACGCTGATCTAACCAAGTAGACAGCCTCTGGACTTCCAATGTCTATTATGCATTTCGTGGACCTGAATTGCAAGTGTAGATCTTTTATGAAGACTTCTTTTTTTTCACAATATTCTTTTACTAAAAACCAATGATCGTAATCTGAAAAGAAAAAATGCTCACCATCAGATGTCATGACTTTAATGAAAAGCTTATTGACATTCTTCTTGTCTGAAGAATAAAACTTTGCCCATTTTTCATCGTCCATTTTGTTCCCTAATTTTTGCTACGCAAGAAGCTCTTGAAATTTTCTTTGTTGATTGAGATCTTTTTGAGTCAGATAATTCTGATGCGTTTGGCGTCATCACCGTTGACCCCTTGTTGTTTCTTGCAAACTGCTGATAAAGCAATGTTTCAGCTTTTGTAGTTTCTTTGATGACTATACTTTTTATATATCCTTCTATTGTAGACTTTGATCTGTCTAGATCTTTGCACAAAGAATCAATAGACATTTCTAAGTTATTGTCAACATAGAACTTTTCTGCTTTGCCCAACGGTCCTTTTTTAGTCATTTAAAAATCCTCTCTGAGCTTTTGTTAAATAAATACTATTGTTTGTTTTCAAGTACGTGAGATATAAATCAAAGGTATTTTTAGAAACCCTTCTCATCATTGTGTCGAGTGTTCTTTCTCTCCTGCCATACGGTCCATATGGATCGAAGAGTGCGCCTTGATGAACTCTGATGAGATAACTTTCTCTTAGTTCTTCTCGGTCTACGGTTCGTAGGATTTTTGCATGATGTGTAACTTTATCTGATTCTTTTTCTTCTATGATATTTCCAGTCTTGCTGAAAAGAACTGTAGAAGTTTCTTTACTTGGAATTGAATGACTGTCGATGTATTTCAATTTTTCCCCTCCATTATGTATTTAGTTGTTTGGTCTGTTGACATTTTGTTTATTTCTTTGGGCGTAGCAGATCCGTACTTGCTGTTTTTATACCAAGGTTGTGGCGCTTGAATTGTAGATTCTTTTTGCTTATGCTTTGCTTCACTGATTTTAGTTTTATTTTTCTTGGCGTTTTTATCCGCCAATTGACCTATGGTATTTACGTTTTTCACAGAACCCTGAACGTTGTCAGCCTTAAAATCTCTGTATACATTCTTTGAATTGCAGACTGAGCATGAAACCTTTTTTGATTTGGCTTTATACTCTGCGACCCTGCATTCAATTTCAGTTGTTGCAGCACAATCTTCGCAACAAAAACTATATGTTGGCATAAATTAATTCTCCAATGCTCTCAAAAATCTTCCTATGATTCCATTCCTTTGTATGTCTTCGTATCCAAGTTTACAGATTGCAATGCTATCGATATTTTCAAGCTTGTTGATGCATCTGGCCAAGCCGCTTTTACCCTTTAAGTCGTCTTGATTGATATCTCCATTGATAAGAACCTTAGAGTTTTTACCCATTCTTGACACGAACATCTTGATTTGATCTTCTGTGCAATTCTGAGCTTCATCCAATATCATGTATGCATCATGAAATGTTGCTCCACGCATAACCTCAAGAGGTCTATATTGAATTTGTTTTTCATTGAGGTAATAACCATAGTAGGCTTGCCCTAGGAAAAACTTTAGATTCTCTTCCATAGGCAAAAGATATGGTGCTATCTTTTCACTCATTTCTCCGGGTAATGCCCCTATGTCTTTTCCACTGCAAACAAGAGGTCTTGTTATGATAACCTGCTTGGCCAATCCTGAGTGCAAATGTTCGGCGGCTATTCCAGCGGCGATAAAAGATTTGCCACAACCAGCAGGTCCAGAGCAAAAGATAATATCATTCTCTACGATAGCTCTGATGTAATCTTTTTGATTGTCTGTTTTCGCTTCCAATGGTGTTATCTTTGGTGTTGATTTAGAAGTTACTTTCTTGCTGACGACATTGTCTTGTCTTCTTCTTCTTGTTGTCATTTGATAGCCTTTTATGAAAGATTTTAAATTACTTGTAATTCCTCTTTTACGAAAATTCCATCTATCATCTTTCCTTTTCTATCTTTTATATCGTTCCAAGCAACGTCCAAGCAATGTGCGACAGAGAGATTGTTCCTTTCTGCTATGTTGATCAGTACGACCATCATATCTCCAATGTCGTCCGCAACACTCTTTCCTTTGCAAACGCTGTCAGAAAGCTCTCCAAGCTCTTGCAGTAGCTTCAACGTTTGATCTTTGTCTGTACTTCCTTTTATAAGGTTTCGGTCATAATGCCATTGTTTAATCTTTGAAATATAACATGGGACAGACCAATCTTTATTGTCTTCATCGATAATCATAATCCTAAATCTCCAAAATCCATGCTGTCTATATCGTTTTTACTTGCACCAATCTTATAAGATGTTATTTCGTGTTCTTGAGGTGCGACCTGAACACTTTCGCTTTGCATCCAAGCTTGAGTCCATCCAGCCACTGGGTTTTTACCAACATTGTCGTAAGGTAGACCAATAGCCTTTCTTCTTGACATACATAGCCAATCAATGTATTGATGCAGAACGGTTTCATTGAGACCTATGATAGATCCATCTTTGAACAAGTAAGACGCCCATTCTTTTTCTTCATTGGCTGCATTTTCAAACATTTTTGTTGCAGCTTCTCGGCATTCATATGCAGTTTGAATAAAACCCTCTGATTCTTCCGTGTGTAGAATCTTTAGGATTTGCTGTGTGTTCATCAAATGCAGAGCTTCATCTCTCTTTATGAGTTTGATTATGTCGGCGTTTCCAGCCATCTTTTTGTTTTCAGCAAAAGCAAAACTACAAACAAAACTGACATAGAAACGAATAGCCTCTAAAATATTTATGCTGATGATAGTCATGTATATTTGTTTTTTGATATCAGACTTTTTATCTGTACAACACGCCATACCCATCAGATTATTATAGTCTGAGATAGCGGTATTCGCACGTTTAATAATCTCTTTATCTTCATAAATTCCTTCAAAAACTTCTGAAGAGTCAGAGTATACATTCTGAATGATATAGCTATAACTTTGAGAGTGAATTTTCTCAAAGAATTGCCAAGTCATCAAACACGCCTCTAGCTCAGTGTTCGTGACAAACTCAAGAAGGGTTGGAACTCCACGGCAGATCACACTGTCGAGCATTGTTTGATATTTAAGATTGGATGTGAAAATGAATTTTTCATTGTCACTCATCTGCTTAAAATCTCCCCTGTCTCTCTTTAGTTCAATTTCTTCTGGTCTCCAGAAGTTCATCATTTGCTTGCTGTCAAGCTCTTTGAAGATAGGATATTTGATGATGTCATATCTTTGTACGCCAAGGTCTTGTCCAAGAAACAATGGCTGAGTCATTGGGTCAACGTTTTTGAGATTAAAAATTGTTTTCATTCAAATCCTTTGCGTTACTAGTTGTTCGTATACCTTTTATAAGGTTATCTTCCGCCCACAATGGTTGAAGATTGCTGTAATGAAAACACTGTTTTTGCTGCTCTGGATCATACATGTCGAACGAGGCGCAGGGTTTTATATGATCGACATGCCACTTTCCGTAGTTTTCTTTTGTCATTCCCTCTTGAAACATAGATTCTAAATGTTCCCACAGTTGGCTGACATCACATCCTAACAGCCTCATGGTATGGTCCGATTTAGTGGTCCCCTTCAGTGCTCCGTATAACCTAGATCTCAAGTTAGATATCAATCTGTAATTGAGATTATTACTGAATCTATCTCGTTCGTAAGCCTTTCTTCTCTCGAAGACATCGGGCTTAGAAGAATACTTTTTATTTCTGGCTCTAGACAAAATTCTAGCCGTTTCAGTTCTACTATACTCAGCTTTTATTGCCTTGCCGTGTTCTGAGTTGTCATAACGCTTCCTTCTTTTTTTAGCCATTTCTTTTTGTTCCGGGGTAGACGTTTCTGCCTTTCGGCAGTCTTTACAACGCCCTCTAAATCCGTCTTTAGACCTTCTATCTTTCCCAAAACATAAAATGGACTTATTCTCTTGACAACTGGCGCAGAACTTAAATGCTACATGCTCCACCGATACACCCCCCTTCTTCTTCTCCCAACATCTCATTATGTTCTTTGTCTCCATCCGGAGTATTGGCATAATAGAAGTTTTTTAGACCATATTTATAACCGTAAATCTGATCTTTGATCAACACGCTGAGAGGAATGTTTCCATCTGCATAATGAGAATAATTGTAATATAAATTAGTGCTCATGCTCATGTCAACAAACTTTTGAATCACGGCGGCTATATTAAGAATAGACTTATTGTCTTTTATGTCCCAAGCTATTGTGTAGTAATTCTTTCGACTGTGATAGTTTGGAACAAGCTGCTTGAGAACACCGTTCTTGGCCTTTTTGTGGATCAATAAGCTTCTGACTGGTTCTATTCCGTTGGTGCTGTTTTGAATGACAGAACTACTTTCGCAAGGCATAATAGCAGATAAAGTAGAATTGCGAAGACCATGTTTCTTGACTCTTTCACGTAAACCCTCCCAGTCCATATTGTATTTAGGTTCAACAAGCTCATCGACCGTTTTCTTATACCAATCAATTGGTAGCAAGCCTTGAGAATATTTCGTATCTTTAAACTTTGGACAAGGCCCAAGAGATTCAGCTAATTCACAACTAGCGTTTATCAAATGCCATTGTATTTGCTCCATCGTTTCATGAACAAGTTTCAATGCAGCTTCATCGTTATAAGATAGCTTATTCTTTGCTAGAAAACCAGCTAAATTAGTGATTCCAATACCAAGAGAACGTCTGTTCTTTGTGAAAGTTTCGCCAGCCAAGATTGGATACTCTTGATATTCTATCACAGAATCCAAAGTCTGTACGGCGATTCGGCAAGCTAATTCAATATCTTTCTCATTGTTCAACTCTAGCAGGTTGAGTGCCGATAAAATGCAGATACCTATTTCACCTTTTGGATCACTTATGGATTCGATTGGAACCGTGGGGTGTATAATTTCTTGGCAATTGCTTACCAAAACCCCATTGGCATAAAAGTTGTGATTATGCTTAACAGTAACGTCAAATACCTTTTCGACATTATTAAGCTTATTGATTTTTAGCATTTTTCTCGTTTCTCTGTTTAATAGTGTTACTAATTTTTAAATTGACTTCTTCGTTGTATCTTTCATCTTTAGTCAGAGCGAACGAATCTTTATTGTGGTCAATACCGTTTTTTGATAAAAATTTCTTGAATGACTCTAAAAAGTTTTGATAACCTCCTCCAAAACGATACTTGGTATATGTTAGTGGCAATCCGTTTTCTTTCGAGTATTCAGTCCATCTAGCACGTATCAGACGGTTGTCATTGCTCTTAAAAAAACTCATAGCGTACTCAAGAATTTCTTCGTTGGAAATGGCATTGGCATTAGGATTCTTCTTTCCTTTAGACCTTTTTGAAATCTTCTGCTTCCATTGGTTTAGCTTATGATCTGGAACGCACCATCCACCAACTCCTCCTTGACTTTCATTGTATCCATTTGCGATAGAGTCGTTTTCTTTAATAAATTCTTTTTCCAATCGTAGAGCCTCTTCCTGAGACTCGCATTTGGAGAGTGTTTCAAATAGGCAATCAGAAATGCCATACAATCGGATAGCTCTATACAAGTGACTATCAATCCCAGCTATGGAGTTCAGATAATGTTTATGTATTCGCTCTGTTGGACTCTTGCTGGTCATACCAATGTATGTCTTTAGCGTCGTTTTGAAGGTAATTTTGTAGACGTAGTGTAGCATGATCAATCTCCGCATGTAGGAATAGAAATTATCTATCCTATAATACACAAATCATTCCATTATCTGCAATTCGTCCGTCTCTTCTAAGTCTTTCGCCATTACGTATCCACGGTTTTTGGTATAGATTTTATGATCTGGAGTACATTTTACGACAAAGCCAGACTCTAGATCTGTAACCTCCAGAATTTCCGCACTTTCATTCATCATTGCGGCGTCAGATATCAATTCAAAGCTATCTAAACCATCTTTTGAAGATAGAATTTTAACTTCCTTGCCATATTCAACTAGCTGCACTACCTCCTCCATAGAGATTGTACACAATTGCCCTTCCACGTCAACCATCACGGATGTATCTCCGGTTACGCATAAATTAGACATATAGCATGGTATATTCCACGATCCATGCTCATTGGCATTGTCAATATTCATTGAATAAATTCGACCAGTTTCAAGTCTTTCGCGAGCAAAAATTTCTGCCAATTTTCTGGCTGATATCTTCTTCTTAAACTTTAAAGATCTAGAATTTTCATACTTTAAATAAAGCTCTTCAAACTTCTTGTTGTCACCAAAAGCTTCGTATAATCCTTTTGCTTCATGAGGACTAAACAGGGTGATATCTTGATTTGCAATCAGACGATCATAAAATAATTTACAAAATTGAATTGAGTAGTCTAATTTTCGCACACGGTTATCGTCAGTTCCAGCGTTATTTTTAAGAACCAAGACATCTTCAATCTCGTAGTGCCAAAATGGAATGTGGGCGGTCGCTGACCCTCCCCTTAGGCCATTTTGACTTGTAGATTTTACTGCTGATTCGAAGTTTTTTAGGAATGGAATGACGCCAGTGTGAATAACTTCTCCTCCTCTGATTGGAGAGTTGATCGGTCTGATTCTTCCTATATTTAGACCGATACCAGCTCTTCTGGCTGTATACTTGCCAACAGCGTGGATGCTAGAAAAAATACCGTCTATATCATCATTCACGTCAACAAGAACACAGCTTGCAAACTGACGGGTATTGGTTCTGACTCCAGCCATGATAGGAGTAGGCAGGTTGATCTTGAACGTAGAGTAGCAATCGTAGGCACGTTTTACACCCTCTAACGAATCAAACAGGCACATAGCGATACACATATAGGCGTACTGAGGTGTTTCATAGATAACACCGGTGCTTCTGTTTTTGACAAGATATTTATCAATCAGTTGTTGTAATCCAGCGTATGTAAAAAAATCGTCACGAGAGTGATTTATGTACATTCCAAGATTACGTACCTTGTGATACGGATCATTTGGCTTAGTATCATCGATCCATTTGTTTAAAAGGTAATCGTGATAGATACCATTGTCTACGTTCCTTTGTAGGAACAGTGTAAAGTCCGTTGGGATGTCGCCGCAGCCCCATACTTCTTTTCTCAGTTGCATATTTAGCAGTCTAGCCGCAACATACTGATAATTTGGACTTTGCGTTGAGATTAAATCATTTGCCGATTTAATTAAAATCTGGTGAATCTCTGAGCTTAACATTCCGTCGTAAAGAGATAGATTAGCATTCATTTCTACCTCAGAAAAACTTACACCGTTGATGTCTTTGGTAGCCCACTCAAGAACCTTATGAATTTTTTCTACAGAAAAATTTTCCTTATCTCCATTACGTTTTGTAACTTGCATTTTCTTCCTTGTTTTAAATAGTTGAATAGTGACCACAATCGGGTAATCTATTATAGTCTGATAGGCGTGATTTGTCTGTACAATTTCTAAAAAAAATCCCCCCGCAATACATTATTACGGAGGGGTTTTATCAGTTTTCTTTTTGAACAACACTAAGCTCAATTCCTTCACCTATATGAACTATCATTACTTTTTTACCGTCTTTTATTGTGAATTCAACTTTTTCCAAAAGCTCTTTTGCTTTGTCTATGTCTTTTTCTTTTATACCGACTCTAGAGAGCAACGCCTTGAGAATGTCATCTATCATTGTTTGACACCCCAAGATAAAGCGTTTAAAGTTTGAACAAGCTTTTCACGTTTAGAGCTATCTAACGATACGCTTTCTTTACCAATTGACTGAACAATAACGTTGTCAATATCCTCACCTAGATTTTCATATTTATCTTTTAGCTTTGTGTTAAAGTATAATCCTCCAGCAAACATATTAAACTTTCTGAATTGCTCGGTCGTCTGAATAAACTCTTTATCTGTGTTTATTATGTCAGCCATCTCTGAGTAAAAGTAAAACAATAAATCTGAATCTTCAGAACTGAAGCTCGTTTCAACCACTGGCTGCACCAGAGTTTTATATTCTATTGAAGGCTCATCTACTTTGACTGTAGTTTTTGCTGGACTTATATTTTTGATTGCATCAAATGCTGATTCACCAAAAATACCAATCACGCAGAGTGCTGATGCTAATAATAACTTTATTTTTTTATTCATTTGAATGTCCTCTTACGTCTATGGTTTGTTCAACCTTCACAAGCAAAGGAAAAATCTTTTCAAGCTCATTGCAAGCTTGCATCAAATTATTTTTCTTGCATTGAGATATTAAATTTTCCCACACAATAACCATCTGAGTTAGCTCTGAGATCGTGGAGACATTTTCTACACTCGATTCTTTCTTAACTTCATAATCAACATCTTTCTCAATAGATGGCTCTGGTTTATTTGATGGCTGCTTCCTTTTGAAAAAATCCTTTGGAATTTCACCCCAAAGAACACTGCCTCCTAAAACAACACCTAAACCAACCACAATCATTTGAAATACTGTCATTGTTTTTTCTCCGCTTCATTGAATATGCAACTTAATTCCTGTCCCGATAAACCTTTAGAAACTTCTATCATAGATTTGTAGACTGAGTCACGATCTTTTTTAGATTTCCATTTCTTTTTAATATTTCTGTGCAATAGTAGTTTATACATCACGGAAGGATTCTTTATTTCATCGAATAAATCTTCCTTGTTCTTGCTTCTATTGCATTCATATATAAATCTTGAAATGTTTATAATCAAGCCTGCGATAGCAATGATAAAGAATGGATCAATGCTGTAATTTTCATCACCTGAAAATCTATGGGCCGCAACCTTCCTCGCTATTTCATTTAACTCTTCATTTTCTTGATTCATTGAACACCCAATCCTTCAATCATCTCTTTTACGCCCTTAGAATCAATAAACCCTATTTTCTTAGAAATGATTTTATCAAAAACGTTTGACTTGATCAACAGTATTGTTGGATATCTCGTAATCTTGTAATAAGAAAGATATTTCTTATTTTCTGCATCTTCTTCGTTTATAAAAACGAGTTTTATTTTTTTGCTGTCCATCAATTCTCTAAGATCTTTATCTTCCCAAGTAGTCTTTTTCATTAGTCTGCATGGGGCGCACCACTCAGCACCAATCTGGTAGATATAATATTCTGGATCTTGTGTTGCTACAATAGTATTATCTATAATTGGGTCATTTTTTTGACAAGCCTTGCATCCGGGACATTCAGTCTTGTGACCGTCACCATGAATGATAAAACCAGAACCATCGCAAAGCTCTTCTTTGTCGTCGTCTGGGGCTTCAACGTTCATTAAAAATGATTGAGCTAATCTTGTGGAAACAAAAGCGCGAGCTGGATTTTTGAACTGTTGATCTTGATCGCACCCATCAAGAAAAAAGAGTAAACATAAAGCTAATACTTTCTTATACATCGCAATCTCCATATCATAAAAATGATGATGTGCCATAATCTGGTAGATCTTTAGCTGGGAACCCATCAACATTGCTAAAAACCCAAGATCCTTGCTCGGCCAACATTCCTCGGGCGTCTTTTTCTCTGATCCAAAAACTACCTTCTGGCTGATCATGAACCCTTGGTCCTGAGTTCCATAGACCCCAAGAGTTTTGAACTAAAAATAACATTTCTTTAAATTTACTTTTTGTGTCATCACATGCGATCCAAGCCATTGCATGATTCCAGCCGCTAGATCTTTCTGCGATACCGTTGCCGTCTCTCTTGGAAGAGAATCCATAACCAGAACAAACACTGATAGCGTAACCGTTGGCCAAAGCGTCTCTGGCTTCTTGTATGGTTGTTATCATCGATATAGTTTTTACTTGATGCTTTTTAGCTTCGTTGATCCAAATTGACTGAGGAATAGTTTTATTTGCACCAACCTTAGCATTGTAGGTAGATAAGTCTATTGCTCCATAATTCTTACGCAATAAAATGCCACCTTGTGTGGATACGTATTTAGCCGCATTGGAGCAGGTCATACCTTGACCACTGTTGGTTCTGCTTTGATAAATGCCTTCTGTGGCACTTCTCGCTTCGAACGATTCAGATTCACCCTGTACATCTATTTCTACTGCTCGGGTGACGTCAACAGCGTTCCTAGTGGAATGACTTACGCAGTCCCCCGTTTCTTGTCTTTCTGATGGACCAAACTTAGGGTCAAATTTTAAGAGAGACTTGTATGGGAGCGAGAGTTTTCCTTCTCCCGACCCATACAGTCTGTAAGCAGCGGCTCCAAATAGAGGTGTTTTTAATTCACCCAGCAAAGTCGCCGTTTCTTCTGGATCGCAGATCGCTCCATTAAAACCTTTTCGATAAGCATTCAGAAGATCTTTTGGCGAATTAAAATCACTCATTTTGATATTCCTATATAATTACTTCTTGTTGTTGTTTTTTGCCCACTTCAAAATTGTGTCCAAGCCCATTGCGAGAACTGTGGTGACAAGAGGTGAATACACACCAAAGTCTATAAGTTTTACATTTTCAGCAACCACAGTCAAAGCGGCTGCTCCACCAACAAGTGCCGCGTTCTTTGCCAAGTTGATCAAATCTCTAGTGTTTAATTGAAAACCATTAGAACCTTCTGTGCTCATTACATTCTCCTATTTGGAAAAAATGAATTAAAAAACCTTCGTGAATTGAATGTGCGATTTTATATGGAAAACCAACAAACCTTACTGAGCATCCATTTACTGAAAAGGTCTCGATATCAATCTTCCTGCACATACTTAAACATGATTTTATTTCAGTGATAAACTCTTCTCTCTGTTTTTCATCGACGACAGAGAACCAGTCATGACCTTCAAGAGGTCCAAGATCTAGCGTTTCCGTTTTAAACGCTTCGTTGTACCAAGTCAATCTACCGTTTTTATCTGTTTCAAACAAACATTGAGATGAATAATGCAACGTTGCTTTGGATCTTTGATCAAGAATTTTTTGTCTAATTTCTATTCTATCAACAGTAGATTTTAAATTGTTGATTATATCTTTCATGGAGCCACCACCATTTGGAGTGACTTCTTGTTTGATTATCTTCAGATGATCTGCTATTCGGACTTGCTCATTAAAAAATGCTTTAAACCATTTTATTATTTTCCATACGGCTAAGAAAATAGTACCTGAGGCACCTATGAGCGTTACTATAGCGGCGGCTTGATCTTGTGAAAGCATATTGCAAAACCCCTATGTTAAGACGTAAAACTAGCCCCCAGAGTTATCCAGAGGCTAGTTTTTAAGTTAAAAGGTAATTTTAGCTTTCGAAAGAATCTTTCGCTTTGTAATTATCTTGCTTAGGCAGTATTGAGCCGTACATGTAAACCAGTTCTCCGGGAACTGCTCGCGTTGGAGCACCCGCAGAATCGGCAGAGGTTGTGGCTCCACCTGCGACTGCTGGATCGATAAAGTTCTTGAGAGTACCTCCTCCGGTTTTTACCACATAAGAAGCAATACCAGAGCTTGGACGTGCTAGAACATCTATATCCAAAGTACCGTTAGTCCTAGTTCGCTGAATCTGATTGATGCCGTCTCTGTCAGGCTTTGGACCAGATTGACCTCCAATCAAGGTTGTGTTTGCTGTACCTCCAAGAGTGACGGTTACATTTCCACCTTTCATTACCCATTGGGTGGAATTAGCTTTGTAACCAAGAACTGTCGTTCCGGCAGTTACTGATCCCGGAACAGCACCAGAAACGCCAACACGGTCAGTATACTGACTGCCTGTTCCAACTTTGGCGATCACTTTAGACCCAATGGCCTTTCCAACGTTATCAGCAAGACTGTTGATGCTGAGATTTTTGGTCATTGGACCTGTGGTTGAAATGTTACCACCACCAAGAACTGTTCCGCCGTTATTCTTTTCCACGGAAGGAGCGGCACCATTACCGCTAGCTGCTACAATAGGCATAATAAAACTCCTGTCAAATATAAAAAATAAGATTTATTTTCCTTTTTCCTTTTTGTAGTCCGTGTCCATAATGGATTATACACTTTTATTAAGTGCGTATTTGATCTTTTCTAAACTTTTGTTCAATCTTATCCTGATAGTCTCTCCGCAAACACCCCTTGTGCTAGCCAATTCTTTGATTGTCATGTCTCCGTAAAGCCTGTCGATCACCAAAGATGGATCGTCGCACACGGATTCTATCAGGTCTCTGGTCTCAAAATCAACAAAAGGATCTCGACGATCAGGTATATTGACCTGTAATTGAGCGTTGTTGTTTCTGTTGAATTTCCTTTGACTCAAACATTCAAACACAACGCCGCTGTGAAGATATGTGGTAAACTTAGCTTTGCTTCTTTTGTCGTATTTGTTAACGGCCCGTAAAATAGCGTTCAATATACAACTTTTGATCTCGTCCTGAGATAAAATCTTACGAAAAGATGACGCGGCATTTTGAGCAACGTTCATAGTTTCGACATCATTAACATAATGCTCATAACTTTTCATTAATTTTTCCTATTCTAAAAACAAATCTTCAATTACTTTTCTTACATTTCCAAAATCAAACATACGTCCAACGCCAATGAAAAATCTGTATCTACTGCATATTTTTAGTAGCTCAATCCCTTCAGTACGATTTAATTTATCTTTGATCTCTTTTGTTATGTTAAAATTAGTGTGACCCAACCAGCAGTCAAAGTTTTGTGTCAAAGATATATTTTCTATGAGTTTACTGTCTATTGGAATCATTAAGTTTTGATGAGTTGTGGGTTGATCATCTTCATCTTCAACAAAATCTTCATCCTCATCATCTAAATCAACCATTCCCATTTTTTGGTATAGCATATCCAGCAGGGGTGAATCCAACTGCTCTTCGATCACATCTTCATACTTTTGCCAACCTATCTTCTTTTTAATATTCATCGTTGACTCCTCACATTAAATCGCTGGGTTTAATCAAAGGGTTATCCTTTTCCTCATTAATAGTAGTATCCTTCGTCTCTAAATAACCTAGTATTTTACTCAATCCTTGTATTTTAACAATCTCAGACACCAGAATTTTTAGTTCTTCCGATCTGCCGTCTTTGGAAAAAGCTTCTTGAGCAATCCCCAATGTTTGTAACTGAAACTTTGATGTTGGGATGGAGGACAATAACCTCGCAAACTGACGGAGTGTTTCATCTGAATAATCTTCTATTAAAATATCAATATAGATTTCACCGTCTTCATCAATACAGTATTCTAATTTAGCTAAAGTTTTATGCTCTTCATCGCTCATTGTTGGCCCAGACTTTTTAAAATTTTTGTAGCAGAATTATCCCAACTAAATCTTTGAGCCGTCTCAATTCCGGCGATGTTCGTTTTATTGCAATTTGTGACTACATTTTTCATAAGGTCTACAAGGGAAGATATTTCTTTTTCTCCTATCTTCGCCCAATTACCTTGATTGAAGAACCATTTTCCATCGAATGCAGATTCTGTGCTGTCTATAGGTATAATATTTGAGTTTTCCTTTGTACAAAATTCTGTGTGTGCAGCGTATCCCGTTGTTATCACTGACCTTCCGCAAGCCATCATTTCTAAAAGCTCTAGATTCCAGCCTTCTGCACGCGACGGAAACACCCCGCAACTAACTTTACTCATTATATTATACACTTCAGATTGTGTCTCAGCCCTTGGAATTAGTTTAACTTTTGGATGATGATACAATTGTTGCCATCGAAGATTTTCTTCCTCAGAGTTGAATGGATTGCTGCACATCATCCATAATTCTACATTTTCGAACTCTTCAGCCACAATCTTGAAAGCTTTTATGAGAAAATCATGACCCTTGCGAATCTCCCATTTTCCACAATTGAAAAAAATAGTTTTACCACCATCAACACATGGAGTAGGCTTAAAAATATTTGTGTCTACTCCAAGTGGAACCACATCTATCGGCTTGTCGAAGCCCGAGAGGTTGTTTTTCACTGTCTGCTTGGCCCATTCTGAGCAAACAAAAAGTCTATCGCAAGAGTTTAGGTGATGCTGTTCTAGCTCATCAAAGATGTCCAACTCGAAAATAGGAAAACCAATATGCTCACCGTTGCCTACGAATTGAGACATATCGTTTTGATGCCAAATCTTGACGCATGGAGCTTTAGAGTCAAAGAAACGAGCTTTCTCTATAGCAAATTTTACATGATTGTGATCTTCCTCCGTTGTTACTTGAGGTTGACCAATAGGAAACAGTGATACTTTACACTGTTTTTGCAATGCTTTTAGGATATTCAAACCAGCTATACCGTAGCCAAGCTGATTGATCGGTGCCATTAAGTTTATGTTCACTTTTTGAAAACTCCTGTAATAAATTCATCTATTGTTTTTACGTTTGGGCTTTTGTCTAAAAATTCAGTGGTGATCTGAGTTGCTCTAGCTTTATTTTCTCCCAAAGAAATTAAAGTAGACACACATTCATCGAAAAGGGCATGTTTGCTTCTGGTCTTTTTTGATCTTTTCAGCTCTAACTCTTCAGCTAATTGTCTTTTTAACTTAAGTTTTTGAACTTTATTTCTTAATATCCTGATTTCTTCTGGATTAGACATATCTTGCTTTACGCTGCGACAATCAGAAATATAGCCAATCTCAAAATTATCTGGAATAGCGAGGGGTTTGATCTCAGTGGAGCCGTTCAAAACACCTATAAAAAAACATATACCAAAAAATGTACCGATAGCAGTTCCTAGGACTTTTGCTGTTATCATAACTGAATCTGGCTGAAATTCCATCGATACACGTCTCATTCTGAAAATTGATTAATGTGAATGCACTCTTCACGCAATGTCTGTATTATAGTTGCTGTTATCCTCTTTGTCAAGCTCTTTCGGCAAGATTGTCAAAATTCTGTCATGAAAAGTCTAGGCGCAACATCAGGCTACAAAAAAACCCATAGTATGTACCTATGGGTTTTTCTTGAGTGAACAATGTTACGATCATAGTTGTTGCTCGTTTTCCTCAAAAACATCTTTTTCAACTACCCATTCTTTTTTAGACTTCGTCATTTGCCCCACTGGTCCTTGTCAATCAAACGGTCGGGAGGAACTAGCCTTTTAACTTTGAAGGTCTTATCATATTCTACCTCTGTGTACGAGTCTAGAACTGATGCGACCCTATCTATTTCTTCTTTTAACGCTGTCCTGAATGTATCACAAGAAACAACACATAGACTCATCCTATTCAAATCTCTTATGTACTGTGCAAGTGGATTGTTAGACTCTAGATAATATGTTTTAGAGATTAGATCATTTATATTGCTCATGCTGAGTTCCTCAATGGTTTAATAACTTCTTTTGAAACGTCTCCGTTGGCGATCAACCCTAACGACTTTACATACTTGACCAGTACCCCAATTGCGTGCTTGTCGCTTTTAGCAGCCTTGATCTCTTCAGAAATTCGCCCAGCATAAACTTCGAGTTCAACCTTGCTGACTTCTTTGGGCAAATAACTGCGTAATAGTTCGTTCTCACGAGATAGCTTGGCACTCTCTCCAAATTTCATAGTCTCAGTGTTGCCCTTTACTATTTCTCGACAGTATCGAATGATAAAATCGTCAGTGAAGTCGTTTCTGGTTTGACATTCGCCCAGAACAACTTTTAGGATGTCGCTGGCTAGCTGATTTCTCATCTTGGTGGCACTGATGATATTTGCCTTGATCACGTCGATAAGCATGGTTTCGCCTTAAACATTAAGATAAAAGATATACCACATTGCGATTGTGCATAGTGGGATAGTTACCGGAGCACACAATGTCGCTAAAGTAAAGAATTCCATATAATCATTGTGACTCATGCCAAACCATTTTGCTACCTTCAGTCCATATGGCTTATATAGAAAACTAGCCCATATATGAATAGAGAAGATAGTAAAACATATACACGTAGTCAAGAGCACTGATATTCTCCCTGTAATGTTTTTCTGTACTGAATCCATCCTTGTCCGAAATTCCCACCATTTGATAGGAAGGAATCTTCTAGACCATGCATAGCCTGATGCTCAGTTGGGCTGAAGTGCTTTGAGGCGACCAAACGGTCGTGCAGAGCAATATCCTGAGATACGTCTCGTGTGCCTTCAGCAGTGAGATAGCTTACTCTTGCACACCTACCAGCAGAAACCTTGATCAAATCTTCTTGTGATAGGGCTTCATCTCCGGGGAATCCAGTGAGTGGAAGATGCCAGTCTCCCACCTCTAATAGTTTTGGACAAGAATCCTTCATACAGTCCTTAGTCATATAGGCTAGTTTTTGGATATGAGGCTCTGCCTCTGGATGACAACGAAGTGCAAAGAAGTTATTCCAAGCACCATCAGGACCAGTGCAGATAACTGTGGTCCACATCCAAGGTTCAAGGAGCCTATTGGCGATCTGCTTGTGCAGCCCATGATGAAGCATAGACCTCACTCTGGACACAGACTCATCTCGACAAAAAATCCAGTCCATCTCGCATACGGCTGCATCTTCTGGACTTAGTACGTCATAGGCTTGCATCCCCTTCTGTGCAGCACCCCAATGAATAGGAATGAACGGATCTTCCTCTACCTGCTTGATGAACTTCTCAACTGGAATAGCTCTGCTGCTAGCCGCATTGAATGAAAACATACGGTGACGCAAGTGTTCACTGTGGATAATTCTTGGATAGGTCATCATCAAAGTCGTGAGACGACTGTTGTTAACAGTAGACAAGCTATCTGCTAATACTTTTACTTCAAATCCCATTTTCTTATTCCTTGAAATTGGCCAAAAATGATCTACGTTTCATACTATATCCTTCGCCTTTAAGATTTGAACATTCCGAGAGTCCATAACCGCTATTCCCAAGGTTTGAGTAGCTTTAAAGTTGCGAGACTCGATATCTCCAGAGACCTTATACTTGCCCCAATTTGGTTGGCACAATATGAAACAGGACGGGTCTGGATTTACAGCTATGGCTATCTCCTCTTTGCAGCCGCCAAGTTTGTCCTCAAAATATTTTTGAAGAACCTGACCTTCTCCTAACTCGAACACTTCTACAATTTTGGCTGATGATTTGTGCATCAGCCTTTCTTTGAGTTCTGGGCTACCAAATATTACACTGCATTCTTTCTTTTGACTAGTTTCAATACCAGCACATAGCAGAGTGTGAAATAAATCATCACTGATTGATTGAGAGATAGATCTATTTAAAAACTTCGTCGCATAGTTGGATATACGAATATCTCGGTCTATCACCTGATTGGCCGAATATTCTAGGTGCTTCGCTGGTGGTTTCCAATGAGTAGCCTTATAGTATTCTACGAATGGCACTATCGTGAAGCTGGGTACGACAGTCCAACTGAAGGAATTTTCCCTTTGGTCAAGTGGAACCGTAAGATAGTTTAAATCATCAGTATATACCACCCTGAATAGATCAAAGATATCAGAGATATCCGGAACAGGAGCGGCCTTAAACCAATCATCGATTCTTACGAATGGTAGAGCAGAAAAGGCCGCTAGAAAAGATCTACGTTTCATTTTTACACTCCTTTAGGTAATGTCCAACAGTGACTCCAACTATCATAGACTCCTTCGTTGTCTTTGAGAATAACAACTGAGATGTCTGCCTCTGTATCATCATCATCGGGCAAAGGATAAAACATAGAGTTACGGCCTATCTCGATTTCATGTATACACTTCTTCAACAAATCAATTGCTGATTCCCTTGTGTCGGAAGCAACCTTTAACTTAATGCCAATTCTTTGTTTCATTTCTTTCATCCAGAATAAGAGGAATCCAAAGGGATAAGTGGACCGGACGGGTATGGCTCCCGTGTCTTTGGTGATTTCAATAATGATATCTACGAGTGTAGGAAGCTAAAGCTTCCGGTTCATGTTGCCAACCAAGTCAGCGTTGCGTATCGTAACTCTCATGCTTTTGTAAGGAGTGGCATGAGACCCTCCAGCTTATGCAGCTACAGCAAAAGATTTTGCAGTTATTGTTCGGTCAATTTTTAAGGAGCCATTGACCAACTCCTACTCGCCATCATCACTTACGTCCCAAATCAATTCCATTACCGGCCCGTTTTAACAAAAAAACACACAATACACCCGCCAAGGTTCGAACTTGGACCATAACTGTCAAAGAGTTATGTGCTAACCAGTTACACTACGGGTGCAAAGAAGACTTATGCATCTTTTATCGCGTTGACAGTTGCCATCGCGTGAGCCAAATTCAGAGAAGCCTGAGAGTACTTCAGTGCCGAGTCTGGTGTCTCAAAACTGGGATGTGTAGCTTTTTTCGCCAACGCTTCAACGTACACTACCAAATCAATCTTCATGGGTTTTATCTCCAAGAAACGAAAGGAACAAGCCCGAAATTGGGCAATTACACATAAGAATCTCCTCAAGAGAAAGAGTACAGCCACAACTCAAGCGATCAACATGAGTTGCCTAAAACATACGTCGTGTTTTTATCCCCCAGCCTAGACTTGTCTCTGGGTGTTTATTTCACGAGAACCACGGTCAAATAGTCGCCTTATACGTTACCTGTATTCTCTTGAGGAGAATTTACGTAAAAATCACAAGTCCAACCTCATCAAATCGTACAACCTTCGCTGCTTGTGTGTACTCGTTGGCATTTATTCCAGCAGACATAATAGATTTGGCAGTCTCTATTTCGGAATCCGTCATCTGTGCTGTAGGCACCATCACATAGTCCTTGTCAGTAGATTCGTTTCGGGTTCCCGACACATGATCCCAATAATAGACTGGCGGAATTTCCGCTCCCGGAGGGAACAGATCCAGAGGGAATTCTGGGCTGTGTCCAGCATCTACTACACATTCTTGCCAAACTAACATGACTGCTTCCTAAAAAGAAATAAAGATGGCTAACGGCCATCACTCGGGCCTAAAGGCCAAATTGCCGCATCATAGGATTTGCACCTACCTTAGGCATCTTCTGCGTAAACAGAAGTTTATAGCCAGCAACTTTACGGGTTGCTTTGCTCCCTTTCCCCCATCCACCATTCGTAAAGCCCCTTGAGGCACTACGAGCGGTGGACAGGTTTGCGGATACGGCGATTAATGAGGCGCTCTTCGGCCAATTGAGCTACTGGCTAGCTGCCAGAATAGGTGGCGAATTCTATTTTCCTCCTCATCGTATCAAGCCAGATTCCGGCTTACTTCTCATACCTTTGGAGGTTGGTCGGCTGACTTCTGCTCACGCCCAGTATAAGATCTCGGAATCTGGCAACTCCTATCGCAGTCAATCTCTATTCCTTTGCCTTTGGCGTGATCATCGACGGTTCAGGACCAAGAGAGATTTCATCTGCCATAACGCAGATAGAACTCTTCTTGTTGTTGTTTTCATCCTCGTAATCGTCAATCTTTAGCTTGCCGGTGATTGAAACAAGTCTGCCCTTTACAAGCAGAGAGTTTAGATTTTCCGCCATCTTTCCAAAACAAAGAATATTGATAAACAATGTTTCGTCATTTCTACGGTCATTGACAGCAAGCCGAAACTTGCTCATTGCAGTGCCCTTCTTTGTGTTGGTGAAGATAGCATCATTGGTCAAACGTCCAGCACCATTCCAACAATTCTGATTCATAGTTATACTCCTAAAGCCGATCTAATCTTGCCACGAACCACTTGGGCATTGCCGCGATTTGAAGTACCCTTGGTTGCATTGTAAACATGGTCTACAAATTGCTTTTCAAGACCCAGATCTTTGCCAGCCCTCGTTGTTTCTCTCTTGTTGGTTCCATAAACTTCTCCAACTGTACGATACGCCACAGCGGTGATTGGATTGAGAATCATACCATGTCTTTCAACCCCAGAAATTACATTGTCTGTTACTGAAAATCGATAAGACTTTGGAAGATTCTTCAACTCTGCGTAAAAATCACTAGTATCCATAAAACTCTCCTCGTTAATTACCACTAAAAACAGATTGCAGATTAGATGCTCCGACCTTCGGAGTGTCTGCTTGACCCACAAGAATTGGTTGCTGAGCTTGAGCATTACAAGCCTCTTTATACTCAATCAAGGTAGCGTTTCCTTCTTGAAGGTACTGTTGAAACTTTTCAACTTCTTTTTCCAGAGACAAACGTCGCTCATTCAGGGTGACGAGTTCTCTTTGGACATTAACCAGATGTGCTTCTACCATTTCAACGATTGATATCATATTGACTCTCCATTTGTTGTTTCAGTGTGACTCGATTATTATAGTCTGTTCAGGGTGTTTTGTCAAGTCCTTTAATCAGGATTTTCAAATTTTTCTAGACTTTGTTTCAGATAAGCTGCGTCCAAAGATGTATGAGGGAAATATCTGAAATCTAAAAGTCCCGGTTTTGATTTTTGCATTTCATCCAATATCTTGTGGTATTCTTCTCCGTAAAAACAATTTTTAGGAGAGGATATGTCGGTAAAATAAATCTCATAAACTCCGCATTGCCACAATGTTTGAAGGCATAATCGACACGGAGGAGCGGTGATGTAAGCCCGAGAACCCATAGTGGATTTTCCTTCTCTGGCAGCATTATATACAGCGTTTGACTCTGAGTGAATCATAAAATGATATTTTTCCGGTCTCGTTTTAGGAAACACAGAATCATTTATATCTCTGATAAAACCGTTGTATCCAGTGGCTATCGTGGCTTTGTTTTTGACAAGAATGCATCCACATTGAGTTTGTGTGTCGTGAGACATTCTGGACCACAAAACCGCCTCAGAAAAAAAGATATTGTCCCATCGTGTTGGTTTATAGCTTTTCAATCTATTTTTAAATAAAGATGACATATCCATTAGGTTTGCTTTTTAAATAATTGATTGAAGTTATCCAACACCGCTTTTATTTTAGAAGATTGATTTCCAATTTTTGTGGGTTCATAGTAAAAATTTCCATCTTCACCAACCAATTGATCAACCAACCCTTTGTCCACAAGTGTTAAAAGATCTTTTTCAGCATTGCTGTATCTTTCTTGCTTGTCACTTTTGAACCATTCAAGCAGAGGTGGCTCTGAATCTAAATCGTAATCAATGATATCATACAAAAAGTTAGACTCTTCGTATTTATCTATAAAGCTTTCTAATTCTTTAACGTACTTTTTGGCCTTTTTTAGCGATGAAAAAACACCCAAAGGCTCGATACTGATATCAGATTCAAAAGCAATAAACACTATTATATACATTTTCATTGCAGGCACCAGTTTATTCTTGTGGTTTTTTTGTTAAGAGAAGCTTTTCAGAGCTGTATCTGGCGGGATCAGCTAATCCATCGTCGAGCCTGTTTTTTTTAGTCACATAAAAATGAGTATCTGATTTCAATAGAACCTGATCTTCTTTGAGTTCTACGCCATATTCATTGTGGTCAACAACCATTTCTTTGTGACTACCATAATGAGATTTTGTGGTTACAGTAACGCCATTTTCGTGTCTTGTTTTTGATCCGCTTAGTCTTGCCATTTTTTACCTGTCTTTATTTAAAATTTGTACCAATTGTTTGATCGGCATATTGTAACAGTTAGCTTTCACTCGAAAGTTATTGTCTGAATCAATATCGCCCTCTTTGAGTAATCTTGCGTCTTTAAAATAAGATTGTTTATCGTAAACCCCCAAGTACCATGCTCTTCCCCATTTGTTGTTGACGAATTCCACTCTGACAAAAGCATAATAATTGCATTGTTGTTTTAGATTATATTCAGCTATCGAGCATTCATAATAGTCTTTTGGTTTGCTCGTGCATCTTTTTGTTTTAACATCATATTTTATTCCATGTTCATCCACAATGTCATAGTCATAGGTGTTTGTTATGGTTCCTTTTATAACATAGTTGGCTACTTCTTCGCCTAAAAACCCTGCTATATTTCCACTTCCGTTTGTTATGGAATGATTTAGTTTTCCCATTTCACGAGCTTTTTTCCAAGCTCTTTGTTTCATGTCTTCGTTTATTTCTACTTCAATCATAGCTTCGCCTCTATAGTGGCCAAAGGCTCACTTCCGAACCTCATTGGTGGATTGTACTGAACTCCCCAATACTCTGGCTGATCTCGGCCTTCGGCCTTCAATCGGTCCCAAGCCAGCCTGTGTCGGAGCACCTGCATTATATCCCAAGCGACACTGCTTTCAGGGTATATCTTGTTGCCAACCCCATAATAAGCATTCTTCTCTAGATCGGGGAAGATGACAGCCTTGAGACTGTCCAAGAGTGGCTCTGTGGACCAGTTGAACGGACTATCGGGGGCACACCATCTGTCACGAAAGAGTTCACGAAGCTCGCTGATCTGTCCATGCTTGAGACGTGAGTAAATCTCAAGAGCCTCACGGATTACACTAGCCTGCTCTTTGTTGATAGTAAGGGTATACCTGTCAGATGGCGGCTCTTCTGTCTTCAATTTGGACTTCTTCTTCGGTGTCATCGTTCGTTTCCTTCGCGTAAGTCAATGATACGAAATTCTCTTCTATCAGAGTAAGCTTCTCTCTTGAGTTTATCAACGTACCTTTGAGCTAATTCTACAGTCTCAAACTTCTTTTTACAAGACCATTCCAGCATAAATTGGAAAAGTTGGTTAGAAACTTCCTTGTGGCGACTCTCTACAACGAAGCGTTTGTCCACTTCATGAACGAACCTCTTGGCTTTCGCCCTAGCTTTGGTGTCATCTGAGGCATAAAATGCCTCTTCCTTGCGATCATATGGGGATTTCTCCCAGTCATTCTTCATGGCCAATCCTGTCTAGCTGGACTTCCACTAAAGATGTACCCCTGAATCCATATTGTGGCATGAACTCCATATGGAGGATTCTGATCCCCTCTGCGAATTTCGCATTGAATTCTTCTGGAGTCATCGCCCAGTCCCATCCATCACATTCCGAAAAATGCTCATACTTCCAAAAGGTGGAGAGAGCATTTGCTGGGTCTACATAGCTGTTACTATTCTTGTTGTATGAATCAGTACCACCATCATACTTGGTGATTTTTCCATCGTTGTCGATATGGTATACGGTTATCCAGTACATGGTTTCTCCTCTAGGTTCATCGCCATAGGTAAACCTCTGGACTTCCATTTCTCATGACCGCATATTTTCTATCATCCATCATTATAAAATTCGGCACCATCTTTGGTCTCACATACCCACAGAAGATTTCCCAGTCGGCAGGCTTCTCAGTATTGTACTCGTAGAATTTGTGTTGTAAAGCGACAAACTCTGTTTTACTGGGGACTTCTGCCGGAATCATGTCGTTAAAGACAAATTCAAAACCAAATGAACTTATTGGTATGACTCCGAATGGCTGATTCTGTCTGGATACTTCTTTGGTGATCTCGTCAAGATACTCTCTGTTGTCTGGATGAGTTATGATATGAATGGGCTTTGCCCCTTTAAAAGTCTGGATAAGCCTATAGCAATCACTTCGCTCATATCGACTATTAGTCTAATATATGAGTATGTGAAGACTATACACCACAAAAGTGTCGCTGTATGATCTGGATAATTTTCGATTAAATGCTGAGTTATCGAATATTGCCGACCATATATAGCTACAATTGGAAGGTTTATAAACAAGATCGTAAGCATTACGAAGTAGATGTAGTCTAGAACTTTCCAGATAAGCCTAGTGATATTATAGTATCGACAGATCGACGCGGCCAAGAGAATTCCGATTGTCAATTGTATGAATGTGGTCATGGTTTCTCCTGTATCGGTTTGTCAAGTGTGATTCTTCAGATACTGTTCAACGATCCACAGTATTCTGATTCCAAAAATAGATCCTGACACAATAAGCCAAAATGCCAGCCAAAATTTTTGATTACCGTCCAAGCTTACGCTCCTTATTTATTGATGTGATTTGCATAAGACATATAGTCCATTTGGGTATAAGGTCTCAAGGCCATCTTTGATTCTTATGACCCAGTCACCTATATCGGCATAAAACCCACGATAGTGGCCGGTCTTGTCAAGTGGCCCGATGTTGCTGTGCAAGAAGAATGGCCCATTACCGTCTAAAGCAAGCCTAAGCCTGACCCAGTCCGGGGGAAATTCTCCAGATCT